CATCGAATTCTAATGATATTGAATCACTAACAAAAAGTTCATTATTAACTAAGTTATCTCTAACAACATAAGTTGCTTGTGGTGTGTCACCTAAAAATATATGACTTAACCCAATGGATTTAGATAGATTTATCGTAAAGAAATTTGAATTAGGGTCTAATGATAGTTTATTAATATATGCTGGATCAATATGCATTAATGGATCGCTTTTTGTTCGATCTTCATATCTTCCGTATAGACCACCAATATTACTTGTTGGTATACCGTTATTCATATTAGTAGTTATCGCTGGTAAACCTTGAGTTGTACCAGTTGTGATTAGTGCTAAGCCAATCGGTGTTGTTGTACCTGTTGGGAATGTAATATTAGCGGTATAACTACCACCAGTTACAATATAAATACTACTACCACTAACAATTTTTTCTTTATTTATTGGGTCAACATTTGTTACAATTTCACCAAAATAATAAGTTTGACCAGTTGTCCAATTATGTATTTTTTTATAATCATTAGCCCAATTTTTTTGTGTACCATATATTACACCACTTGGTTTCGTTGTTAATACATCTTTACTAAAACCATAAAATTTAGGTTGTTTAATAGCTCTACTTATACCAGTTTCATCAACATATGTTGTATATGTATTATATGTTATGTTTAATGTTTTACCTGTGGTATCAAAATAACAAACGTGTGGTCTTGGTGGTGGGCAATCAAAATCAATACCAATTCTAATATACGCTAAAGCTCTACCAATTGTATTTAAATAAAAACTTTTTTCCTCCGAATATAATGTTTGACCACCAGAATCTTGGAAATAAGCAATTGTACTATCTATATTATATGGTATGTGATCCCATATATTTTTAGTTATACCACTAACTGTTTTTGTTGCGATATTAGGTTGTAGTGATTCAGTGACACCTGTTGTGTTTATATTTGTGACACCAGTAAAAATCAACCTAGTATTTAATCTATATAATTTATCGTTGTAAATCGTAAATACACCATATCTGAATGATGTTGAATCATAGGTTGTGGCATTTATATTTCCACCGTATATTGGGTCGGCGTAGTTAACACCAGGTTCCCAGATATAGTATCTACCTTCACTCTCATCGCAATATTCAAACATTGTATAATGAACACCAAAATATTCATTTACTGTTGGATCGGTACCAAAAACTTTAGGTGATTGTTTTCCAGTTACTTCAAAACTAATCGGTTCACCTAAAATAGATTGTTTTTGTTTACCTTTATTTTCTATTACGTTTGTTTGACCAGCATATACTGGTTTCAAGGCTTTTTGTTGGAATTCGGAACCATCAGTACCTAACCAAGATACATCTGAATTTTTACCATGTAGGTATTTATATTTATTATCTAAAAAAGTTGAGTTTTGTATTTTCTTACCAGCATTAACAATTGTTGTTGATGGCACAAATTGTTCAACTAATTTAACCCAAGATGAATCAAATTTATTTAAAAATTCCAACGATCTCATACCATCTATCGGGGTTGTTGTTGTTTTTAAATAATCAAAATATATTTTAGATAATGATGGGTATGTTTTAATTGTTTTTCTATTTGTTGGGTTAATGAAAACATCTAATGATTTTTTTAAAAATTGGTTAAATGTTGTTTCAGCAGCATTGAATTTTTTACTTATGTTTAAATCTGAATTAACAATACCAATATTTCTAAAATATTGTCTATAAACGGTAACATCAAAAATACGATTTAAAGCTAAATAAACCTCAAATTCTTTTGAATTAATGGTTAATCTCGTATCTAAAGATTCATACTCAGTATAACTATTTGTATCATCATATAATCTTTGAACTGCTGTATCGTTATATGTCCAACTTTTAACATTATCAATAGTTCTATATACATCAAATAAAAATACTGAATCAAATTTTTTAAATTCATTCACATATGATTGACCAAAATCAAATAACCCTATATTTTTTTTATTTTCATTAATAAAACCACCATTTTCTTGATATTTAATTGTTAGCGGCACAGTTGGATATCCTTCAGAATCGAATGGCATTTTTTGTAATAAAATATTTGGATCGTCAATTGTTGAGTTCTGATATATTTTATTTAATGTATCAATTGCATTTAATTTTTTTTCAGCTAAATAGATATATTCATTTAACTCAAAAATCTCATCAGGTATACCAACCAATCTAAGAATAAATTCAATTGCTTTTCTTGTACCTTTTGACTTATATAGATAGGATGAATTAATTAAAATTCTTCTCCATAACTCAATGTCTAATTCGGCTGGTGTTGTACCTTTGGTTAATTCTGTATTATAACTAAATAGTGATTCAACTAAAGTATTTTCATCCTCAATATTAAATGTTTCCAAACCAAGCATTGTTGCATAATTTTTTATCAACAAATCTGGTATATTTTCTATTTTATCATAACTAACATTTCTCATAAATGTAATACCATCAATGTATTTTTTAATATCATCGAATGTCTTACCATATAATTGGAAAATCAAATTAACTTTACGATCACTAGTATCAAACTCTTTTAATGAGTCTGTTGTTAAAAATCTAGAAATTAAATTGGTTTTAACATTGTCGTAACTTTGGGCTAAATCATTTAATTTTGTTGTGTAATCATCAAAATTTGATGTAAACATATCAATATTGACAGTGTCATATATTGGAAAGGAAACCACTTCCTTAATCTCAACTATTTTACCACTCTCAGATAATGTTGGGTATATAAATTCACTAATATATGTATTAGTTTCTATATCTTTATTTAATAAAAATTTACCTAAATCACTAAGATTATCAAAAAAATCAATAATTATTGTTTCTTTAGGTTTTATAAAAAATGTAACGTTTGCTTCATTATTATTGTTTATAATACCATTAAATGGACTACCATTTATAATTAATTGTAAGCCATTTGTCTCATCATCATAACTAGATGGGGTTAAAACATTAATTATCGGGTATTCAACACCATTGTAATATACGACATAGTCTTTAAATGTTTTGGTAAAATTTCGATATTTTGTTATAATCTCACTATCTTCAATAGTTGATCCTGATGTTACATATTCAATCTGAAATGGGTTGAATATACTATATAAATTAACTGTAAACTCAGATCTATTTTCTAGTGGGTAATTTATATAATTACTAATAGTTGGGTTTATGATTGATATTGCTTCACATTTTAAGGCAGCTGGATAATTATTATATATCTCAACTAATGTATTTTTTATTCTATCTTTTAAAGATGAAAATAAAACATATTTATCTAACTTTTTCTTATCAAATAAAACATCAACGGTAATATTTTCATTTATACGGTTTTTTAATGCTGTAACATAATCTTTACCTTCAAAAAAAGGTAAGTTTTGTCTAGCAATACTATCAACAGTATAACTAGTAACAGCATCATTTTGTATTGATTGTTGATTGATTTGTAATACTTGTTGTCTTAAACTGTTTGGTGATTGTCTAACACTTTTATTTATTGAGAAATTACCTAATGTAAAAAATGGATCTCCTTGGATTTCGTCTTTGGCGTTAGCAAATTGTAAACCAACTAATTTATCACCAAAAGTTTCATTACCAAAAGCACCAATCTTACCTTGTACTGTTCTATATCTTAATGCGTTTTCATATTGAATATATGAAGCACATGGTACATATTTGGTGTCACCATTTATTATGTATGTACGATAACCGTCACAACCTAATGCTTTAGATGCCTCAAAAGCTTCTTGCGGCGTATCATATAGATCGCGAATAATTTGATTATTTGTAGTAAAACTTAAATTAGCCATTCTGTATTATATTATTCAATGTTTTTGTTGTGTCGATCGCGCTTCTTTTTCTTCTAACCTCAAATAATTTTTTATCAACACTGTCTCTAATTTCATATAAATCGTATTGTGCGTAAATATTACCATCAAAATCATAGATAGTATAAATACCATCATCCATTGATTTTGTTTGGTCTGCAAATAAACCAATAGCTAAACTTTCAACATCATAATTAACCATTTCAACTTCAATTATTTGTGGTGAAAAACTAGTGTTGGTTATGATAACATTTTGATCTTTTCTACCTATAAATGGTGCCGCCGTAGGTTTAAAGCTAGGTGCCACATTTGGTGTTACAGTACAAAACAACATGTTACCAACATTGTTGTAAATATATTTTATTGATTTTTGCGATGAATTTGGTGTATTAATTTGTACTGGTTCTGATATAAAAGAAGATGTTACCACTCTATATAAATTTGGTATTTTTGTACCATCATTATTTAAATATTCAATACGATAACCATCTAATCCGTTATTTGTAAATTTATTTATAAAATTAACTGGGGCTGTATCAATATTAAATACCAAACCCTTTATATCTGGAAAAGTTGCCAAATCAGCACAATCTTCAATTTTTACACGGATTTGCGCTGGTCTAATATAGATTGTATAAAAACCTTTTTGGTTAAAAACATCTCTTGGTAAAGTCATATTGTATAATCCACCTAAAATTTCCACATCTTGACCACCGATCTCTGGTGTGGATAATATTGGTCTAATTACTTGACTACCAACTAATTTTGTTACTCTTTGAACTTCAGTTGAATTTCTAGTTTTTGCATATATAACGATAACTTCAATATCGTTAGGATCAACATCCGCTGGTCTTTTTACTCCGTATACTCCAATTGCCATTTTTAATTATTTTTAAAATTATATCCTTTTGTGTTTATTTTATAATATCCTAAACCGAGTTTATTTAGTTCGTTTATACTTGTAATGTTTTTTAACTTTTTCATTCTTTCAAACGCACTATTTAAACCTCTATCTATAAATACTTCCGATACGATTTTTGGTTCATCAATTATTCCATCATAAACAACTAAATTAGCTTCAGATTCAATTTGGTTGTGTGAACGCATGTATTTAAATATAGTCAATCCTTCAGGTAAATCAATATATTTTATAGGATTTTCAGTATTTAAATATAAAATATATTCATAGGCACCGTTTTTAGATTCACTTAATATCATAGCAGACATATCTAAACCTGGTATATCTAAATTTACATTACTCCTAATAATCATATTATCAACTAAATTTTCTTCTATATTAATAATTTCATTATTTTCATCACCAATTTTTTTAGTTAGATTTAATTTATTAGTGTCTAAAAATCTATTTTTATCAAAAAATTTAGATATTAAATTAAATTTACTATCAGTATAACCAGTAACAAAATATTTTTCAGGGGTTTCTTTAAAATGTTCAATTACATCATCATATGTTTTAATTTCTTTTGTGTTTGTTGTGTATCCAGATACTGTATTTACTTTTGGTAAACCTACGCGATTAACACCAATTTTTTCTATTAAATTTTCTAATTCAAGTATTAAATAATCTTGTGATTTATATTCAGCATTAATATATGAACCTGGTAATAAAGTATTTGAGTCTAAATTAATAGTAATTTGAGAATCATTTTCATAATTAATTAAAATTTGTCTCATATATTTTAAGGTTTTATTGTAAAATCGATTGGTATTATTATATTTTTAATATCATTATTATCATTTATTAATGAAACTCTAGCTTTACCAGTAACATTAACATTGCTATCTAACATTAATTGATGCTTAGCATATTGACCTATATTAAAAAATAAATCAAACGACATTTGTTCACCTTTTTGCGCAAAATTATCACCATTTAATATTAAAACAATATCAAAACCATAACTCCTAATAGCATCGGGCACACCTGTTAATGGTGTAAATAAACCAGGATTACCAAATAACCAACGATTATCAACATATTGTAGTTTACCTATTTTTAAAAACAAATCAATTAGTTGCGGATAATTTAATACATTAAAATCTTTAAGTAAAAGTCTAAATGTTTCTTGGTTTAGCCCTAGATAATTATTATTACGTGAGAACTCGGATGACATTAAACCACTGATTAAATTTTTAATAAGATTATAACGTAGCGGCTCATTTTCTTTAACAAAATTATAAGCCTTAATTAAATCTGGAATTACATAATATATTTCAGAATACCCAGAAGCATCAAAACCTAAGGTGTTAAAATTAGTGTTACTTTGTGCATTTCCCAATATTGGTATATTGGTGTATTTATGATTATTGGCTCTAGGAAAGGGGTATTGAACATTTAATAAAGCAATACATTTACCTAAAAAGTCTGGTATTAAATCAAACGTTTTAATACCATCATATCTATAAAAAAGACGCGCCGTTAATCCTGATGATATACCACCAGAAGCTGTATTATCAAACCTAGTGGAAAATGTAACAAAGTTCTGATCTCTTCTATTTTTTTCAATTGCATTTAGTAAATAAGGAAAAATATCATCTAATATCTCATCATATAGTGTTTTTGTAAAATACTGGAGAGGGTTTTTAACAAATTCTGGGGCATCGGGAACAATGATCGATTCAGCTACTTTAAATTTTTGTTTGTCACTTATTATCGAATTCGATTCTTTATATAAAGCAGCTGCAAATGTTTTAGTGCTCGTTTTTAGATTAATATCCTCTAGTGAAATTTTTCTTATACGCCAAATAC